TACAATAGTGATAATTGCAGTTGGTGGAACGCAAATTATTGCAGGCACACTAGACGTTGGATTATTGATAGGTTCCAACATACTGGCGGCAAGAGCATTACAGGGTGCAAACAAATACGCAAAAGCAAAGGAGGCAATAGTAAGACGTGACAGAGCAACAGGAGAAATCATTGACTTCATCAAACAATAAATTTTTTGTTTTATTGACAAGTTTGTTTGTTGTGTTCTTCGTGTGGATGTCTTTTGCAAAAGTTGACATCACAACAGTTGCCAACGGATTGGTCATACCCGAAAAAAATATAACAAAACTAGGCACAATGGTCACAGGCGAAATAGTCAATGTGAATTACAAGCAGGGTGCGATAGTTAACAAGGGTGATATTATTATTACGATAAATCCCGGTGTAGGTTATGAACCATATCATGTTAAGGCAAACATCAACGGAAGAATACAGGAACTGACATATAAAAATCCAGGGTCTGTTGTCAAACAGGGTGATGCACTTGCAATACTTGTACCTTTGGATCAAAAATTGATTGTTCAGGGACAACTGCAAGTCAAAGATAGAGGATATATTGAAGTGGGGCAGACTGCAAAAATTAAACTGGCAAGTTCTGAAGCATTCACATATTTGCCAATCAATGCAAAACTTATTTCTATATCACCGGATGCTGTGCAAGGACAATCATTTAGTTTTTATGAAATTGAGTTGGCACTAGACTCACAGATTTTTACAAATGGAGATATGCAGTACAAACTTGTACCTGGTGTGCAAGTACACATATTTGTTTTGACAGGAGAGAGAACTGTGTTAAGTTACATAACAACGCCTTTCCACAACGGCATAGGACAGGCACTACAGGAGAGATAAAATGGAAACAGGAATGAAATGGAGATGGACAGCACTGCTTGTTTACCTTGCGATTTGTATATTTGATTTTATGATTGTGCCAATATGGTTTGGAATAATGCGTCCTGACTATCATATGTTTTTGGATGAAGTACGTGCAATCGAAGACACAATGGTACAGATGGAACTGCTTAAAAAATTGACAGCACACCACTCACCATTCACTTTACAGATGGGTGGACTTTTCCATTTGGCGTTTGGTGCTCTACTGACCGGTAGTGCATTTGGGTTAAAGAAATAATGAAAATATTTACAAGCATATGGATGGTAATTATTGTTGCCGCTGTTTTGTTGGGAATAAGAATAGACAACAACGATGCGGTCAAAACATTAAGGTACAAAACTTGGGACCACTTTCAACAAATCCATCCAAGAGATGTAATTAGTGATTCTGTAACTGTGGTCAACATCACAGAAGAAGATCTTAAGGCATACGGACAATGGCCATGGCCAAGGCACATAATGGCAATGCTTCACGCCAGGATAGGTGATGCAGGTGCTATCCTTATAAATTACAATATTCTTTTCAGTGAACCAGATAGAATGAGCGGTGTTGAGTATTTGAAATCAATGCCAATGAGTAATGAGTTGCGTGAACAACTAGGGTCAGTGTTGTTAGACACAGACGCAGTATTTTCCACGGTCTTAAAAGAATCAGGACGGGCAGTTATTTTAATGAGTGTTAAAAATCAAAAAGGTGTTGAACTGCCAAGCACTACACAAATTATAGAAAAAGGTGATGTAAAACCATGGTTGTATGAATATGCAGGGATAGTGTCACCAACACAGAAAATAAGTGCAGGAGTTACCGGTATGGGAGTAAATGTAACATCGCCGGAACCAGACGCAGTTGTTAGGAAAATGCCTGTGCTTATTAGGATAGCAAATAAAATTTATCCAAGTATGCTATTAGAGAATGTTAGGATACTCAATCAATCAAAAAGAATCAAAGTAATTGCCAAGGCACATGGTATCGACGAAGTGCTTGTCAGTAAAAAAGCAGGAATTCCGGTAAATCATAATGCAGAAATGTATATTCATTATGCTGACCCTACAAAATACGTGCAGATGTCCGCAAGTGAAATATTTTCAAACAATTTCAATGAAAACAAAATTAAAGGACGCATTGTTGTTGTTGGCATGGATGCCGCTGGATTGAGTGTGTTAAAATACACACCACATGGATTGACAACAGATCAAATGATATCTGCTCAAGCATTAGACACTTTATTGACAGGAAAACATTTATTAAGGATACCACAGGCAGATGCATATGAAATAATTTTTATGGCATTACTTGGATTATTAATGATTATATTGATACCTAGGGTTTCGGTATTATTGTCTGTGCCTCTTCTTTTATTGGTTACTGGAGGAATCAGTTATGCATCATTCTTGGCATACGCAAACAAAGGATTCTTGATTGATCCATCTTTTGCAGTGCTTTTCATATTTGTAATATGGTCACACAGTACCTACAATAATTTTGCAACACAAAGCAGATTGAGGAAACAGATCAAGAAACAGTTTGAACATTATTTAGATCCTGGCATGGTTAAGAAATTGCAGAAGGATCCATCACTATTGAAACTTGGTGGTGAGACAAGGAACATGACTTTCTTGTTCTGTGACATAAGAGGGTTTACTCCTATCAGCGAGAAATACAAAGGCAACCCTGCAGGACTTACAAAACTTATTAACAGATTCTTAACACAAATGACAGACGTAATAATCTCAAATGGCGGAACAATAGACAAGTTCATGGGAGACTGCATAATGGCTTTCTGGAATGCACCTATCGAAAACAAAAAACACAGAGAGATGGCGGTTAAGAGTGCCCTTGAAATGACAGTGGCACTGGCAGACTTGAACATGCACCTCCAATCAGAAGGACTTCCACAGATCAATATAGGAATAGGAATAAACACAGGTGACGCACTGGTTGGTAATATGGGATCTGAGCAGAGGTTTGATTACTCTGTGATTGGTGATGCAGTAAACCTGGCAAGTAGATTAGAAAGTTCAAGTAAAACACTTGGGAAGACCATAGTGATAGGTGAGGACACAAGGCACACCATCGAGACAAATTATCCGTTTGAATACATAGACAGCATCACAGTCAAAGGCAAGACCGAAGAAATTAAAGTGTATACTATCAAAGATTAAATACACATATAATGAATACATTTTGGAAATTGGTGGCAGAGTTAGGTTTGCCTATTGTGGCAACAATAGGAATGGGTGCTTTTATAATGATTATTATAAAATATATCCTAAGTTCCGTGGCTAGTTCTATAACTTTTATACAAAATGTCATTACACAATTAGACAATAGGGTCAAAACTATGAACAACGATATAATAAAAATTGATCAAGAAGTTTCAGAACAACTAGGTTTGCCTGTTGATACAGATAGAATTGCCAGAACCGATGGCAAGAAAGATGCGAGGAAAGATTGATGCAAGTAGTCAGTCCAGTTAACACAGTGGTTACCTTAATACAAGAATATGGGTTTCCTATAGTTGCAGTATTTTTTCTTGCGTATTTTATCTTTTATCTATACAATTATATTGTGAAAGAAATTAAACCCAAATTAGGATCAACATCAACTACATTAATTGCTCTCATTGATAGAATTAGGATGCTTGACAACGACTTGATTAGGTTGCAAACAAAAGTACGCACTTTGCAACAGAAAAAGAAGAAGTAAGTACTTTTAGGTCAGGAGAGAAATGAAATTTATAATGGTTGTGATAATATGTTTTGGTGTGGATTGCCGAGCCATCTTTGAAGAAACCTTATATGACACATATCAAAGTTGCTATCAGGAGTCAACGATTGTTGCAGGATATATGCAACAAACTTATCCTCAATCAGCAGGTGAGGTACATTGTTGGGACGAAGCACAATTTGAAGAATACAACAAGTTTCTAGAAGAAGGCGGTAAACCCACAATTGATCCCCGACTCTTACCAAAAGAAAACGGCATATCTGCCTAGTTGACTTTTACCTAAATTGTAGTATAATTGTAGTATGATTCATGCTATGATAGATCTGGAAACTTTAAGCACCAATCCTGATGCAGTAATTTTAACTGTGGGCGGTGTTAAGTTTGATCCTTATAACAATGCGGAACCATCACAAGGAATGTATTTTAGGGTAGATGTAGATTCACAAACTGCCAAAGGTAGAGATGTAATGCAGGACACACTGGATTGGTGGTCAACGCAACCTAAAGAAATATCTGATGAAGCATTAGGCGATAAAGATAGAATTAGTTTAGATGAAATGATCAAAACGATTAACAAATGGGCAGTAGGAGTTGACGTGTTTTGGTGTCAAGGGCCTCTTTTTGATTATGCAATTCTGCAAAATATTTACAAACAACTAGGACATCCTGTACCTTGGCAATACTGGCAGATAAGAGATTCAAGAACACTGTTTAGTCTAGTTCCAAGAGATCCTAATGAGAAAAGACAAGACCTGCATAATGCACTAGCCGACTGCTACTTCCAAGCAAAAAAAGTTCAAAAAGTCTACAAACAACTGCAAATAAAAAATGTCCGATATTAAATGGTATACAATTAAAGAGTTGTATACAATCAATGACTATAAAATTACACACAATAAAAGTCCTGCTACAAAGTGGATTAAATTACCATGTGTATACAAAATAAAAATAAACTCTAAAGTTGTGCATATTGGCAGATCTGATACCTGTAAAAAACATGGGGGTGCAGAAAAAGTTAGAAAAGCGATTGTTAATCTTTTGGACATTTTACAGTATAATAAATCAGTTACAAAAACCAAATATTGGGAAAAAATTAGATTGCAACATAAACCAAATAGTAGTAATATTAAAATAGGAATTATAAAAACCAATGCCATCGCCAAAACATACATACAAGAAACCAAGGGAACCAATTAACAACTATGAAGAATCAACTTGGCTTGGCAACGATACAGCAATTTTTGAAAACAAATTCACAGGCGTATTCAAAGACAAATATCCTTGTGTAAAAGGACACACACTTTTTATTCCAAAAAAAGATACAGCAGAATACATAGGCGAGTCATACAAACTGGCCTATTATTGTGGCAAAGAATGGATTAAAGAAGGAAAAATGGCAGGATTTAATGTGGGAATGAATATTGGCGATTGTGCAGGACAAACAATATTTTGGCCTCATATTCATTTCATTCCACGACATAAAGATGATGCAGATCCTAAAGGAGGAATACGTTATGCTCACCCGGGTGCAGATCATAATGAGCATTATTAAAAATTTACAAATTTCTTCCGAGCGAGAGTTCTGTTGAAATGGGGCAGGAACGGGAGACTTTACTTGCCCCAAAATTATTATGAAGAAAAAAAGTAAAAAAATTATTAGAGGTAAAATCTTTGTTTCTCCGGACGGAGGAGAAACTGTATATGAACAGAACAAAAATGGATCAATTGGTAAATTAGTATCCAAAACACAACTGGCAAAAGACATTGATACTGGTAGAGATGAAGAAGAAATGATAGGTCCAACTGCTATTGAACTAAGGAGAAAATATCCTGCACTTAAAAAAGCATGGGATCAATATCGCACTGTATGGGGTTTAATCGCTGAAAATGAATAGTATATACAAGTATTCCAGACAATCCTTTACCAGCACTGTGCGTTGCTCTAAAGCAGTTTAAAAGGGTGATTAAATAACATTATGACCAAGTATGTTTCTATAATAGGCAATGGAGAAAGTAGAAGAGGTTTCGATATTTCTCCGCTAAAAAAATTTTCTACCGTGATTGGTTGTAATGCAGTCTTTAGAGATTATGTGACAGAATATCTGGTATGTTGTGATAGGCATATGTGCCAAGAAGCAGTAAACACAGTTGGTAAAGGCACCACAATTTTTACCAGAGAAAGATGGGCACATTTTTTTGCCAATTGGCCTAATGTAAAAAAATTACCAGACTTGCCTTATGCAGGAACGGAAAGAAGAGATGATCCATGGCATTGGGGCACTGGAAATCATGCAGGAAATCTTGCCCTAACCTTTAAACCAAAAGCAATATTCATGTTAGGATTTGATTTATATCCAATAGATCAGAAGACACCAAACAACATATACAACGGATCAAAAGGATACACATATATCAAGAGGCCAGTGGATCCAAGTTACTGGATATACCAATTCCATAAGTTGATGGGTGTATCAGACCCTGACACAAGATGGATTGTGGTAAATGACGAAAACTGGATTATGCCTAAAGAATGGAAAAAAAAGGCAAATGTCTTTCAAGAAACTTACGAAGGCATGGCAAGATTTATTAATAAGCAATTGACAAAATCTAAATAAAGTTTATAATAAGTTATATGTTTGAAAATATAAAAGATGGAGATCATATAACTCTTAAACTTGCTTCAGGAGAAGAAGTAATTGCAAAATATAAAAGCGGAGCAGACTCATACATCAGTATTGAGAAAGCACTTGTACTAATGCAAGGACCACAAGGTCTAGCATTTGGAACATTTTTCTCCACTGCTGAACAAGACAAACCTATCAATATCGCAAAAGATAAGATTACATCGATTGCATATATCAATGATAAAATCAAAGAGGAATACAGTAGAGTTTTTAGTAAAATTGAAGTACCAAAAAAACCTAGTATTATAACATAATGGCACATTTTCAAAAACATAGCAAGAGCATTGAAGCATTGATCGATGCCACAGAAGGAATGCTGAACCAAATGGAGAAACACGGTATTGATCCAGAGACTGTGACACAGAGACCTGAGTTTACTATTTTCATCCATTTTTTAAAATCAATCATAGACGGTGAATTAAATATCCCAAATGAAGTTACTGATGCTATCAGAGGCAAAAGTAAAGATTTAGGATTTGATATTAACGACATTAAAAAGAGGTTACACTAATGGCATATTTTAGTACAAAAACATATGGGCATAACATAGGACTTGCCTGCGTATTCAGACAACCAAATGCAGATCATTCGCATTGTCATTTACTGCATGGATACAGTTTGCAATTCAAATTTACTTTTGGTTGTGATAAGTTAGACAATAAAAATTGGGCAGTTGACTTTGGTGGTTTGAAGCCTTTAAAAAAATGGCTGGAAGATCACTTTGATCATAAAACAGCATTAGATATCAATGACCCACATATGGACAAGTTTAAAGAATTACAAGAATTAGATCTTGTAGATATTGTAACTTTTGATGGGGTGGGTGCAGAAAAGTTTGCCGAACACGCCTTTAATTTTGCTGATAAATTAATCAGAGAAAAAACAGATAATAGATGTTATGTTGTTGAAGTAGAATGTGCGGAACACGGAGCGAACAGTGCCATCTACAGAAAACCATAAAACATTATATGAAAATATTGTTGTTCAATACGATAACAAACAAGTAAGAATACACATATACGATACTCCTTTAGGAAAAAGATTTATCGAAGCCTTGCAAGATAATCTTGTTCAAAAAAGAATACTTGAAAAGAACTTTTGTTTTTTAGGATGGGCAAGTTCAAAAAGGAATTTACATTTTTTGTGTGAGGAACTTAACAAAAATATATCACAAATAAATTCATTTAAATTTAATCCAGCATATGAGCAGATACATCCATTTTCGGCAGATGATTTTCAATATTCGTCAACCCTAAAAACTGGACTTTGTCCTGACGGAAACGAAATGTCGAAACCTGGTCTTAGATTAAAACATGATGCTTGTAATTTGTTACACCGATACTTTGAGGAACTACAAGGCACTGCTTGGCAACTGTCTAAATATTACAAACAAGCAGATACGGAGACCAAATATGCTATTCGACAACTGAATAATATATGCCACGAGATAGAAAGTTGGGTGTTAAGTTACAGAAAAAGCAAAGTTGATCCTGAGTGGATGAGACCTTCTCAGATCACAACTTTTTTGAATTCACCCAGATATAATTTACATGATGAAGATTTTGATCTGTTTAAACAAAATAGATATGACAGAGAGTTAGGAGGGGTATATCTACATTGGAGTCAAGTAGGAAAAACTCTAATAGAAGTTTACAGAGATGAACACGCACCTAAAATGACCGAAACAATGTGCAGTGAAATCAATCACCAAAAATATTACTCTGGAGAATTTGATATAGAATGGGGAGATACAATTACAGAAGCAACACACGACTTTAAAAAAGAAGAGATGGACGGTTTTAGACAATGGTTAAAAGAAAATAATTACGATTGGGAAGATCCAAAATTATCATTGGGTTATATAAAAATAGGGCAGGTTGATATGAAACTTGGATTTCAAAATAAAAATTTTACAGAAGTTTATAATGCTATGAAAAATAATTTAAATATAAAAAGTATTCACATCATTGGAACTAGAAGTTGGGCAAATGAATACCCATATACACTTGATAGTGCTGATTGGAGGCAAATACAAATGGAAGGATTAAAAAGAGGATATGAATCACGTAGTATGCGTTAAATGGGGGAACAAGTATATTTCCAAGTATGCTAATGTTTTGCATGACATGGTTAAAAGAAATACAACAGTGCCTTATGAATTTCATTGCATCACCGACGATCCTAAAGGATTGGATCCACATATTAAAGTAATACCTCTTCCTAATGATCCATGGATTAAAACTTGGTGGAGTAAATTATGGATGTTTGGTGGACATTTTCCTTTGCAGGGCAATATTTTATTTTTTGATCTTGACTTAATTGTATTCCGTAATATTGACAACTTATTCACTTATGATCCTGATAAATTCATGATAATAAGAGACTTCAATAGATGCAGGGTTCCAGATTGGAAATTATCAAATTCAAGTGTAATGCGTTGGAAAGCAGGCACTCTTAATTATTTGTGGGACGAATTTGTTGCCAACCCGGGAAAAATAATGCAGAATAATCATGGTGATCAAGATTGGATTACAAAAAGAGCAAAAAACGATATTAATCACTGGCCTGACGATTGGATTAGAAGTTATAAATGGGAGATGATAGGAATGAAGGATACAAAACTGTTGTCAAAAGATGGTAGAAAGTTTTTTAGAACGCCTGCTGTGGTAAAGGAAGAAAATAGGGTGGCGGTGTTTCATGGAGAACCTAAACCATTTAATTGTGCAGACGAATGGGTGGTACAAAACTGGAAATGAGCAAAGCATACGGACAAGTAAAGGTTAAAAAAATTAAACCGGAACTGGATGATATTCCTCGAGACTGTGGTTATCAAAAAAGGTTCAAATACGATATAGACATGAACAGCAACGGAATAATGGGCGACTGTATAGAATGGTGCCAGATTAATTGTAAAAGCAAATGGGGTTGGTGGTTTGAAGGACCAAAATCAGACAATCCATGGGATCACAGATGGCAAGAGCAAAACAGTTACATGAGTTTTGAAGACAAAAAAGAAGCCATGGCATTTTTCCTTGCTATCGGTATTAATAATATGGGGAACAAAGAAGGATAATTAATAGTATGAAATGGTTTGATATTACAGACGAAGCAAAACAACAAATTGAAAAATTGCTGGCCAAACATCCAGACAAATACGCAGTGAGTTTGGCAGTAGCAGGTGGTGGATGTGCTGGCTTCAAATACCAATGGGGATTTGCGGATAAAAAAGAAGACATAGCAAAAGATGATGTCTTAGAAGATTGGCATACCGGACGTTTTGTTGTTGATGAAACGTCAATGCTTTATGTTGCAGGCACAAAAATAGATTGGAAAGAAGAAACATTTGGATCAGAATTTACAATTGAAAATCCAAATGCACAATCAGGATGTGGTTGTGGAGAATCATTTGGTGTATAAATGGATACAGCATTCGTAATAGGTAACGGTGAATCAAGAGCAATTTTTCCAATAGACGAATTAAAAACAAAAGGTATAATATATGGTTGCAACGCCATATACAGAGACCATCCTACCCTTTGCGATCATATTGTTGCGGTAAACCCTCCAATGTATGAAGAACTTAAAAATTGGTACGACAAGGAAAATCCAAATTTAAAAATACACGGGCCTAATGATATTTCAGAATGGAGTTATATTATGCCAGGAGACGAAGAAAACGACACTCCGTCAGGTTTAAAAATTTATAGAATTTGGCGTGGTGGAAATTATGAAAAACACGGTAATAAAATAAGAACTATAGACTTTGCACAAAACAGAGGATCTGGAATGAGTGCTTTACTTTTAGCCGCGGAGTCTGGTGTTAAAAATATTGTGTTGCTGGCATTTGATATACTTGGTGCAAAACAATGGGAAGCAGAAGAGGGTATTCAAAGCAGAATCCAAAATAATGTTTATAAAAATACAGAAAACTATCCTTCAAGGATGAACATGAAAGCATATTTGAAATACGAATGGCTGTTTCAATTAAGGCAAATTATTAGGAAATTCCCTAAGACAAACTTTTACTTTATCAACAGAAAAGAATATGTAACGGGTAACTCGTTTTTACGCCATTATTTTATGGATGGAAACAAAATATTAAACACACTTCGTCCTTTTGCAAATGTAAAAACAGGAATTTATGCTGACCTCAGAAGATGGGTAGATGGAAAGAAGGAAGATATCAAATGGATATCTTTATAGAGTCATTGTACTAGACGCATCAATTTTGTAAATTTTACGCATTTTCACACCGACTTTTTGTGCAAATTTTTTGCTATCACAATAAGAACAAACATGTTTATAATCGTTACTGGCTCTATCTGGATCTACTTCTGCTCTGGGACGTAGAAAAGTGACTCCGCATGAATCACACTTGAACACAAATATGGTATTTTTACGGTGAAAGGTGTGGTATTGGCCAAGTTTGCTTTGGCGTTCGTACAATCTCATAGTCTTTAGGGTTTCTATGAACATCAAAAGTATTTAATAAATACTGTTAAACATAATATGGCACGATTAAACATAGACACAGGAACAGAAGGAAATTCGGCAACAGGCGATACTTTACGTACCGCTATGACCAAAATCAACACGAATTTCGAAGAAGTTTATCAATTAGTAGGTGATGCAGACACAGGATTAATCACAACAACACTAACTAATGGCGATTTAAAACTTCAACCAAACGGTACGGGTTCCATCGAAATAGATAAATTAAAAATTGACAGTTCAGCAATTACAACAATAGAAACAAATGCAAATTTAACCCTAACAGCAAACGGCACAGGTGCCATAACTTTAGACTCAATAAAAGTAATGATGCCTAATTTGCCAACATCTGATCCATCAGTTGCAGGTCAACTGTGGAGAAGTGGAAATGATTTAAAAATAAGCACAGGATAATAAATGGCACAGACAACAATTAATGTAGGTAGTAACGCAAACGACGGAACAGGTGATGATTTAAGATCAGCCTTTATTGCTGTCAATGAAAACTTTACAGAGTTGTATGCGGCTTCTCCTGTTACTTCTCAAATAACATTAGAAGGAAATTCAATTTCAACAAATACTTCAAATGCAAATTTAAAACTTATTGCAAATGGAACAGGAGTGCTTGAATTCGAAGCAATACAAATTCGCGACAATCACATAGAAGCAACTAGGTCAAACGACAATTTAATTTTGTCAGCATCTGGTACAGGAAACATAATCCTTGGCGCAATTACAATTAATGGAACAACAATTAGTTCTGCTGATTCAACTGCGATTAATATCAATTCAAGTGACACACTGAATGTCAGCACCGTTGCCTCTGGTGGTGGTGGAGATGTTACTTTCAATAGTGACATCGCAGTAGATACAATTAAACTTAACACTGTTGAATCATCTGATTCAACTGCAATACAAATAAATGATGCATTAAATATTTCAGGAACCTTAAGTGCAGACACAATAGATACCAATGTAATTTCATCAACTGATTCTTCTGCTGTCACTATTGCAGATAACCTGCAGGTGAATGGTACATTATCTGCAACAACTATTACAGGTCTTTCTGTATTAAACCATTCTTCACAATCGGATGGAGTAGTTATTCACTCAGGTTCTTCAGCGGCACAACCTCTTGATAGTTTTCCTATAGCAACATACAGAAGTGCAAAATATTCAGTCAGTATTACTGACACAACAAACAGCAGATACGCAATGGATGAACTACATATAACTCACGATGGCTCAACTGCATACATATCCAGCACAGGAGTAAGTTCAACAGGTTCATCACTAGTGACATATTCCGTTGATATAAGCAGTGGCCAATTGAGAGTATTAATGGTTCCTATATCCAGTGATTCTGTGACATATAAATTTGTAAGAACTGTAATCAACGTTTAAATCACATTCGGTTTATAAAAATATCAAGAAATAATCTTATAAACGAGGACAATATAAAACATGGCTAAACAAACAATTAACGTAGGATCAAGTGCAAATGACGGTACAGGTGATCCATTAAGAACAGCATTTAATAAAATTAATGCAAACTTCACAGAATTGTATGGTGATTCTGCAGAAGCCAATGACATTTTAGAGGATACAACTCCACAGTTAGGTGGTGATTTAGATATTAACGGACACAATATTACTTCGGCAAGATCAAACGAAAACATCAGAATTATACCAAACGGTACTGGTACTGTTGAACTTGAGGGAGATACAAATGTTACAGGAACAATAACCGCAACCGGAGACATTTTTGCAAATGGAAATATAAATTTAGGAAATGCATCAGGAGATCAGACAAAAGTTATTGGTGTCTTTGAAGCGGACCAAGTGCAAATAGACGGAACAACAATTACAACAAATACGACCAACGGTGCTATTACATTAACAGGAAATGCAACAGGCGGAGTCATAGTTGAAAATTTAACTGTAAATGACAACACAATATCATCGCCTTCAAACAGTGACATAAGCATTCAACCGGGCGGAACAGGTGATGTAGTTTTAGGTGCATTAAGAGTAAATGGCACAACATTAGATTCAAGCGATTCAACAAAAGTTACAATAGCAGAAGCATTAGACGTTACAGGCGCCGCAAGTTTAGGAACGAGTTTAACATTGGCAACAGGTGCAACTGTGACTGGTATACTTGATGAAGATGCCATGGGAACAGACTCAGCAACACAACTTGCCACTCAACAATCAATAAAAGCATATGCAGACACAAAAGCAGTGCTTACAGGATCAACAAATAATCAGATAACAACTGTTACAGGTGCAAATGCATTCCAAGGAGAATCTAATTTAACTTTTGATGGTACAACATTGGCAGTAACAGGTGCAGGAACTTTTTCCACAAGTTTAGGTGTAACTGGCACACTTACAACGGCAGATATTACAACAACAGGCACACACACTGTTACAGGCACTTCTAATATCGATTATGTACAGATTAAAGACAATAAAGTTACAACAAATTCATCAAATGCAAATTTAGAACTTTCTGCAAAAGACACAGGTGTTGTTGATGTACAATCATCCATGACAACTGTTGCACAGACCATTACAGGAGACGTAGTCATAGATGGTGAATTGCAAATTGACAATATTTCAATCAATTCAAATGGTATAATTGCAACAAATTCTAATGGAGGAATAAACATCAATCCTGATGGTGCAGGTATTATAACACTTGGTGGCTCTGTTGTTAACGTTCCTAACTCATTTACGGCACGTGATTTATCGTCATCACTTGGACTTTTCTTGGCAAACAACGCCAGAGTTGAACAGGTTACAACTAACGGAGATTTAAATTTTAGAGTACATGGTACAGGAAACTTTAATTTTGAAAATGCACAAACGCAGATGACAGTAGGTGCAGTTGGTGCCGCTACACATCTTCCTTTAGATTCGGCAAATGAAATACGACCACTTGGATATCTTAAACTCAAGTTAGATGGAACCGAAGTGGCAATTCCGTATTTTAATGT